CTTTATTAGGTCGATCTGATAGTTATTATCAGTGATAGACTCTTTATTTAAGCTAACGCGATCCTTAAGAAGGAGGTTCATTGTACTAAACACTTGAATGTCGAGCAGATCCTCAATGATCTCTCTTCGCTGATACGCAGGCAGTTCCATAAACGGTACGTATGTTGCGCTGCCAAGGACAACGATCTGATTGAACGACTTGTAGTTCAGACCAAGAATGTTCTGTTCCAGATATGCTTGATAGTCGCGAACCGCAGCATCTTGATTTACGAGTTCACCGTTACGATAGATCTCAAAGATGTTTGGCTTCATACCACGGCGGATGAGATAATCGTTGCCGGATACGGTGAAGTTAACTTCTACGACGAGATCCTTCGTATTGATCGTGTTGATGAGCTGTGGCTTATTGATCTTACGAAACGGTTTTCCGTATAGAGCAAACGTGATTGCATCGAGGATAGTACTCTTTCCGCTACCGTTAGTTCCACTCACGAGAGTGGTTCTGTTCTTATTGAGTGGTATGTCTGTAAAGACATTCCCGGTGGATAAAATGTTTTTATAACGTATCGAGTTAAACTGGATATTCATTGTATACTTAGTGCCTCGGCATAGAGATCATCAATAACTCTCTTAATCTTCTTCTTATCAATGTTTGTTTCAATAGAATCAATATATGTATGCAGAATGTCTTTTGTATCCTGCGTCTCGTCAAGTATATCAGCCACGCCTGACGACTCAAGGTTCAGAGAGTCATCAACAGACTTTACATCAGCTGCTCCAGACTCCGATATCTTATTTAGGAACATATCGTATAGGTACGAGTTCGTTCTATGTTTCACGACAACCTTTACATATGTATTCTTTAGGACAGACGCGTCGATACTTGCGATATCATCAATGTTCATATCACGATCGTCGTATTCTATCTTATGAAACACTCTGTTAGGATTTTCTACGAACTCTAGGTTTCTCGTTTCAGTATCGAATACATGAAAGCCACGACGGCCTGCGTAGTCAGACCAAGTCATCTCGTATTGAGCTCCAAGGTACTTGATGTTACTATACTCTGAAGGATGGTGGAAGTGGCCCGAATAAACAGACTCGAACCGCGTAAAGACATCCTTCTTCATTCCGTGGTCGCAGACGGTTCCCTTCATCATTTCAAAACCTTCGATTTCAAAATGGCCGAGCAGTACCTGAGCACTCGTTTTTTCGATCGAGTCGACACATACTTCTTGGTTGTCCTTGGTGATCCATGGAACCATCATAAACTGAGTTGAGCCAAATGTCAACTCCTTTGGCTCTCGTTCGTATATGTGAAAGTTCTTGTACTCCTGAAGCAATAGATCCATGGAGTTGACTTCATTCGTATTCGTGAAGTAGACGCTATGGTTACCTACGATTGCATGATACTCAATACCTCGAGCCGACATCTGATTAAAGAAGAACTGCTTCACTCTCTTTAGAGTAACATAGTTGATATACTTTCGACGATCAAACGTATCACCGAGGTCAAAGACTATTCGTACACCATGCTCGTCTAGATACGGAAAGAAGATCTCACGAAAGAACCTTTCTTGATGATCCAGAAATACTTGACTATCGCCTCTCACGCCAAAGTGAGTATCATTAACAATTGCAATTTTCATTATTTACTTTCGTCCGTAGGTTTTTCTTTACTCTTGTTCAGCTTGTTCTCAAAGTCTTCGATGAATGAATTTATATAGTCAGCACTCGTGTTGAGATGTAGTTGAACTTCGTTAGACTCGTAGGTTTCGCCGTTCATCATCATGTTATGAGACGACTTAAAGCGAATGTACATCTGTTTCTTTTCCTTTTGGATCCTACGAAGAAACGCATACCATATAATCTGAGTAAAGTATGCAAAGGGATTGGAAGATTTTGTATGATCGAAGTTGTTAATGTATAGGAGACAGTTCTCTATACCGTCCATAATCATGTCTTCTTTGTAGGAGTACCCAGAGAAGTTTGGTTTCGTTGCCAACCTTGTCGATATCTGGTATATGCACTCTCCTATGTAGTTCGGAACCTTAGGTATCTCGTCTCCTTGATCCTCAGCTTCCTTGCACTTCTGTTTGTAATCAATAAGAGCTGCCAAAAGATCTTTATTATTAACATAGTTTCTCTTAATTCTTTTTTGTGTCATGAAAGTCCTTCCAATCGCTACTTATTTGTATCAATTTAAACCAAATATCCTTAAATGTCAACCATTTATTGACTGATAACATTTTTGTTACAAGTGCATTTTACTAGTTGACATTTTCAAAAAAGCTGGTATAATCAGAATTAATATTCTGCAAGTTGTGGATATACAGACTATTCGAGTGGAATCGTGTATATCTTAAACTCAAACTGTTCATCTGAATAGATCTCTATACGGCGTCTAAAGTGGTTCAACGTATAGTTCGTAAACGTTCCTATAGAGAGATCGTCTGCTATATCGTATAGAGTAGCTTTGTCAGATCCGTTTCCTTTACGGAGCGATCTACCGATCGACTGCAGAACCTTTACTTCAGACTTCGATCCAGAAGCAAAGATCACATTGTCCAATCTCTTAAGATTGACCCCAGTGGAAAAGACACCGTATGATGCGAGTATGTCGTGCTGTTTAACAGGATCGTTCTCGACAAGATGTCGGATCCTTTCTCTTTCCTCACCATCGACTCCACCATATATAAAATGTAGTTGACGATCGTCTCTGCGAAGCAGAGGCTCTAATACCTTGCCATGTTTCTCAACAAGATCGAATAGAACAAGATTGTTCTGTCCCTTTAGAGACCACACTAGATTTCGAATGAAAAGATTTCTCTTTTCGTGATTGATGAGGTACTCTCTTTCGGCAGGCCACTTCTTTTGTTTCACCTTGATAGTGTTCATAGCTCTACGAAAATCTGATTTCTTTTCGTCAGGATGTTTAAGAACGAGAGCTTTCACTTTGAACTCGGCGACGGTTCCGTCCTCGATTAGATCCTTAGTCTTTACATATCTCTTTATGCCACCAAAGCAGCCCTCTAGGATTAGATGGTGAGCTTTACTGTCCGAAGAGATCGTACCTGTGAACCCATGACGATACGGGGCATTCGTTAGCTTTTCCATGATCGTGGTCAGGGACTTTGCCTGAAAAAGGTGAGCCTCGTCACCAAGAACGACTCTAAACTGGTCGAACCATTCCTTTGGTTGTTTAATGAGAGACTGCCACGTACTGATAACGATCGGAGCGTTCGTTTCTTTGTCTATACCACCTTGAATCTTGTATATAAGTTTCTGACTACAGCCGTAGTCTGTAAAGTCTCCTGCCATCTGATGGACCAGAGAGATGGTTGGAACAATGATGAGTGTTCTATGACCAAAGCACTGATAGTAGTGCTGCTGTATTAGATATATGATAAGAGACTTCCCGGAAGAAGTCGGTGACAGAGATAGAGATCTTCTGTGTCTTAAAGCATTGACGATGTAATCGTTTTGATAATCACGAGGAGTATGTCTGCAGTTTACTTCTTTTGCTATCTCGTAACCGTAATCGTCAGGAATCTTTTCAGGAGAGATCATCTCTTCCGGAGCTTCTAACTCATATCCACGGTCATCGCAAAATTTTTTAAGATACGGTAATAGACCTACGTATAGAATTGGTCTTAGAGGTTGGTAGAGGCGTATGTAGCCGTCCCAGACTCTTGCTTTAAACTTAGGCGAGAACTGATAGCCTTCTTGACGAAAAGAAAAGTAGTTCATGATTTCTTGGCGAACGCTTGGGTCCGCTAGTACTTTCATGTGTACATCATTAAGACTCTCAACTCTCACTATATCAGTCATTATCCCCCACCGGATTGAAACTTAGCCCAATCGATCATATTTTTTATAGTGTAATTTCTATTATTTATCTGACGGACAATATTCTCTAGATACTTGCCTCTCTCCTCGTATAGAGAGATCTTAAGGCTGAGTTGTATGACTTCGCGGTCGCTCTGAACATACCGTTCCATATCGTTCTTAAGAACCTTTAGAGCGAATGGTTTCCATCCTCTCTCTTTGAGTTCCAACTCGTCCATGCTTCCACTGTAATATTCAGTCTTAGCCTTTTCTAGTTCTATAAGATCTGCCTTGAGTTTTTTTGAGCCGACTCACGAAACAAATTCGCTTCGTCGATCTTGCAGTCCTGAGCCCACATCTGATTAATCTCTTCGATGTCCACTTGGCACTTCTCCATTCTATAAAATAATTACCATTATATCACAAAAGTGTTAAAATGTCAATCACTCTTTTTTCACTATAGTCCAAATGCCGTACGCGATTGCTCCATATGCAGCAATCTTAGCTAAAGGTCCAAGAACGATAAATGCTGCGCCGGCGGCAATAAGTACAGCTCCATCAAGAGATGTTCTCTCCTTTAGTCTTTCCTTAATCCAGTCCATATTACTTATCCTTCTGTTTAATGATTTTCGTATTCGAATTAGATTCGAGTGTCTTAATGCGAAGTTCAAGCTCATCTATCTTCTTAGTCATCTTCGGATACTTTTTTCTCCAAGCTTCCGGAGGCTCTTGTAGCCAGGTCCAACCCCAGCGATTAACAAGATAATCCAGCGTCTTATCAAAAAAAGCATAACCCCAGATGCCAGCTCTAGTTTCTTTAAACCACGCAAGAAATGCTGCGCCGATAAGCGCACCGGCTATAGCCGTATAAATCCAGAGAGTATCTCCAAACATTGCGTT